GATGGACAGCGCTGTCGAAGACGCCGGTACAGATGCAATATTGTTGCCCTTCGGTTATTTTGGGCCACCCAAATTTAAGACAGTATCGGGTGCTTTCGGAACTGCCTCATATGGCCAAAAATCTTCTTATGTAAAGAATCCTGATCATTTCTTTATTACGGGCGCAATTGGATCTGATGCAGCAAACTTTCTCTCTGGAGGCGGCAACAACGTCGCCATCGGTAACAACATGGGTGCCAACACTACGGTAATGACTGGCTCGCTAGCCTTCCCGTCTGTGCGACTTCGCGTATCTGCTTCTGATGGTGGTCTCTCCAACCCAACAAACGCATATTTTGGTATGGACAGTTCGCGAACAGCCGCATCTACAAGGTCAGATCGCAGTGTTGCAGATTTCCATCGTCGTCTATATGGCGACTACGGGGCTGGCGGAACTGCGGCTACCACCGCAGGTGTTGATGATTTCGCATATGTATTCTCACTTGATGATGTAGTGGCACTTAGCTCTACAAAATATTATTATCAATCTGGCTCAAGAGTACTCGGGACCTCGGCAACTAGTGGCAGCTATGTAAACTTACTAAATGCTGGTTATGATAGATTTACTGCCCCGTTCTTTGGAGGTTTTGACGGATTTGATATTACAAAACCAGATCCGGTCTATAATGGAGCAATGGGAGCTAGCTCTACTGAGGCCAATAGCTATGTTTATCATACATGGAAGCGTGCAATCGATACGGTGTCAGATCCGGAACAGGTTGACATGAATCTTTTAGCGGCCCCAGGTCTTACCTTGGCCGGCCTTACGACACACATGGTTAATACATGTGAAGATAGAGCAGACGCGTTAGCAGTTATTGATCTTCCAGATGTATATACGCCTGCTCATGAGGGATATAAGAGTTCAAAGGATGCTAGAATCACCACGACGCCAACATTGGCGGCAAATGCTTTGCGCGATAGAAGAATTGATTCGAGTTATGGATGTACATTCTATCCATGGGTGCAGACTTCTGATGCTTCTGGACGATTGCTGTGGATTCCACCTTCTGTTGCAATGCTTGGCGTTTTGGCAAGCTCCGAAAGAGCATCTGATATTTGGTTTGCTCCAGCAGGATTTAACCGAGGCGGCCTTAGTGAAGGGGCCGCGGGCATTCCAGTTACCGCAGTAACAGAACGGCTAATTTCTAAAGATCGCGATGTTCTTTATGAAGCTCGAATTAATCCAATTGCCTCTTTCCCCTCTAGTGGTATCGTGGTATTTGGACAAAAAACCCTCCAAGAGCGCCCGTCTGCGCTTGATAGAATTAATGTAAGGAGACTTGTTATCTATCTTAAGAAGCAGATTTCTATTCTTTCTACTCAAATACTGTTTGAACAAAATGTTCAAGCAACATGGACAAGGTTTAAAGGTCTTGTAGAGCCATTCTTAGCAAATGTCTTAACAGGGTTTGGTATTACAGACTATAGGTTAATCTTAGACGAGAGCACAACAACTCCCGACTTAATTGATCAAAATGTTATGTATGCAAAAATTATGATTAAACCAGCGAGAGCAATTGAATACATCGCGATTGACTTTGTAATCGCATCCACAGGAGCATCGTTTGATGATTAAAAGGAGGAGATTTTTCCTCGATACACTAATTAAGTTTAGATAGGAGCTACACATTATGGCGTTTTGGGCAAAAAACTTTGGTGAAGATACAACTTTAAAAGATCCAAAGAGAAATTTTAGATTTATAGTTGAATTTTCAAATTTGAGGTCGAGTGACGGCCCATTGCTTTGGTTTGCCAAAACAGCAGCCAAACCATCATTTGCAATTGCAGCAGCAGAACACAAATATTTAAACCACACTTTTTATTATCCTGGTTCCGTAACCTGGAACACGATTTCCATAAGCTTGGTAGATCCAGTGGTCCCAGATGTAGCAGCCACAGTAGCTGACTTTATAGTTCAAGGCGGTTATACACCTCCTTCGACTCCCAATTCGCTTACCACAATGTCTAAGGCCAAGGCCGCGGGCTCTATGGGTATCGTAACGGTTAAGCAACTAGACGCAGACGGCATGATACTTGAAGAATGGACCCTTTGGAATTCCTGGATCACAGATGTTAAGTTTGGTGACACTCTTGAATATGGTAACGATGAATTATCGACAGTTGATATAGAGCTTAAGTATGATTGGGCGCGCCTAGAGACCAAGACTGCCGGCTCTGTGGGTCCAAACATGGGCGCTTCGACATTCTTCGATACGCGCGCATCATAATAGACAAAATACGATAAAGAGGTGAAATTTGTCAAGAAATAGAGATCGCGTGGGAGGCACGCAGCACCAAGATGCTTCGCCCCCACCGCAACAAGTGGCACAAAGCCAACACGAAAATATAGAGCAATTTGCGTTTGTAGTACCTACTGAATTTGTGGAACTACCATCACAAGGAAGGTTTTATCCAGAAGGACACCCTCTTTGTGGCGTTGATACCATTGAAATTCGTCACATGACAGCAAAAGAAGAAGATATGCTGACTTCTAGAACACTCCTTAAAAAAGGTATTGCATTAGACCGTGTAATTCGAAGTTTAATTATAGATAAATCAATTAATCCTGATACTCTATTAGTTGGCGATAGAAATGCAATAATTATCGCTACAAGATCAGCCGGATATGGCAATGATTATGATACAAAAGTAACTTGTCCTGCTTGCGGAACAGTTCAGCAATATAGTTTCGATCTCAATGCCGCAGAAATATATAATGGCGGCCCTGCAGCTAATATGGAAGTTACAGACAATGAAAATGGAACATTTGATGTAGTATTGCCAAAAACAGAAATTACAGTAACATTTAGATTACTTACTGGCGCCGATGAAAAACGCTTTCTTGATGGTTTGGAAATAGACCGTAAACAAAAACAAGATCGCAATGTAACAAGACAATTAAGAAACATTATTGTAGCTGTCAACAACAACGATTCTTCAGAGGCAATATCATATTTAGTTAATAATATTCCATCGATAGATTCTAGATATTTAAGATCGGCTTATCGGCTATCAACCCCCGACATTGATTTAACGCAAAATTTTATTTGTGAAGAGTGCAACCACGAAGTCGACTTGGAGGTTCCGCTTTCCGCGGACTTTTTTTGGCCTGACCGATGAATACATGCAAAATGTATATGAGCAGTTTTTTTATTTAAAATACTCAGGCGGCTGGTCATTTTCAGAAGCTTATAATTTACCCATTGGATTGCGCGAATGGTTTGTTGAAAGATTATCTAAGCAGCTCCAAATGGAGAATGACGCGACGAAAGAGAGCCGTAATTCCTCCTCATCCGGTCAATCACAAACCTTGACGCCGCTTAATCAGCCCACACCTCCCCCAGGTTTCGAATCGCCCGATAAAGGATAGCTATAGCTATCCTTTTTTTTTATAAAACTATTTAACTATAGAAGCTTAATAAGGATTGTACAATGGCTGATACTATTACCCCTGAACTTCTTGATAGACTTAAGGCTTTGGGCGCCGCTGGAAGAGAAACAGCCGACCGACTTGATGAATTAAGCCAAAAACAACTTGAATACGTTGAAGCGCAAATGGCGGGACAGGCCGATTGGGAAAATGCCATTTCAGCGGCTAGCGAGCGCCTTAGAGACCAACTTAAGGACTTAGAAAAGACAAGACGAGAGCTAGTAGCCATCAACAAGGAAGGCATGAGTCGGGTTGAGTTGGTCGAACATCAAACAAAACTTGATGAAAATTTACTTGAGCTAGCGGAAGCCAAAACACGCGCAGGCAAAACCCTAACTGAAGAAGAAAAAAAGCGTCTTGCTGAACTGAAAAAAATTGAAAAGACCCAAAGAAGTATTCTTGAAGTCTTGAAGGGGCAATATAAAGCTTCTTCTGATCTAGCAAAGAATTTTCAGATAAGTCAGGACATGAGCGCGCACACGCATTTTAATATGGACAAGATGGAATCGGCGCTTAAATCTATGAGCGAGAGCAAGGGCATGGGCTTGTTAGCAGGCGCCGCCGGTATTCTTGAGGGCGCATTTAAACAGGTTATGAATACGATGATCTCTACGGTTTTTGGATTAGAAACCATGGAGTCTGAGTTTAGAAAAGCCACTGGTGCCTCAGCGGCATTTGCGAGCGAAATTACAGATGTATATGAAGCAACTCGTGAATTGAACGTTACAGCCGATCTCGCTTCCGGAGCTTACCAGACACTCCGGGGAACTTATACCGACTTTACATTCCAATCGGAGGGCCAGCGCAAAGAGATAGGCAAAACAATTACAATGCTTCAACAGCACGGTATTGGTGCACAAGAAGCTGCCCAGGGCATGCAAATAGCAACGAAATCATTTGGGATGAGCGGTACCGCAGCAGCAAAGAATGCGATGGAGTTAAACGCTTTAGCTAGAGAGCTTGGAGTAGCGCCCCAAGAGGTCGCCGGCCAATTTGCTAATTTGGGAGGCCAATTGTCCAAGTTAGGTTCTGATGGAGTCCGCGCATTTAAAGGCTTAGCAAGGGTTTCTAAGATCACTGGTATGGAGATGGGAAAACTTATTGCCATGACAGAAAAATTTGATACTTTTGAAAGTGCTGCTGAGATGGCCGGTAATCTTAACGCAGCACTCGGTGGCAACTTTGTAAATGCGATGGATATGATGATGGAAACTGATCCTGTTGAGAGATTTGAAACATTAAGAAACACTCTTTTAGATACAGGTTTGAGTTTCGACGATATGTCTTATTATCAAACAAAGTTTTATACTCAATCTCTAGGATTAAGCGATGTAGGTGAGCTAGCCCAACTGATGTCGGGTAATTATAATTCCTTGGATGATAGTATAGGTAAAGTTTCGGCAGATTATGAAGAGCAAGCAGAACTAGCTAAAGATATGCTAGATGTTACAACAGAACTAAAGATGGCATTGATTAAGCTTGTAGATGTTATGAAGCCCTGGATCGCAAAGATTCGCGATATAACTACTGCACTTACTGAATTTCTTGAGGGCCCCGCAGGTCAGGTTCTGCTATGGGTTGGAGGTATTTTATTTGCCATTAAGGGCCTGACTCTGATAATCACGGGCTTTGCAACAGTATTATCGCCCATTGCCGGCATTCTCGGTCTCACAGGGACTGCGGCCGCCGGCGCGACAGCACCGCTGACCGGCATGGTTGGGGCCATGAATACAGCATCCCTCGGTACCGTTGCGTTTGGACTTGCCATGCTCCTTGTCGGCGCCGGCGTCGGCGCCGCCGCCCTCGGAATAGCACAAATTGTTAAAGCCTTTTCGGGCCTTGGAGACGCTGCGTGGCCTGCCGCCGCCGCAGTCGCTTTCTTCGGTGCTGCGTTTGTGGCGACAGTGTGGCTGATGTCCTCGGCAAGCGTAGCCGCCCTCACCGCCGCTATAGCCGTTGGGGGATTGGCGACAGCCGTCTTTCAGCTTGGGTTAGCTTTGGCAGGGGTAGCGCTCGTGTGGGGAGGTCTGAGCATGGCTTTTGATTGGCTGCGCGGCAAAAAAGACGAAACAGCCAAGTTTGATGCCATAAATAGTGCTGCAGACAAGATGGCTGAAAAAAAGGAAGCCATGGCCAGCATAGCGGTTTCTTTTGAAACAATTGCTAAGGCCATGGCAGAGGGTGCACAACACGCATGGAAATGGTCTAATATGTTTTCAGCCATCACAGGGATGCATGCGGTATTCGGCCAGGAGACTACGGCTATTGCAATTGGTGCCAATGCAGTTGCTACTGCGGGACAATCAAGTCCCACCGAACGCGCACCAGCGGGAGCACCAGCAGGTGCCGGCGCCGCAGGAGCAGGTGCCCCAGCAGCCGCAGCGGCATCTCAAACATATAATTTAGAAATTCCTATATATATTGGGAGTGAAGAAATAGATAAGAAAGTAATTAGAATTGTAGATGGACGCATTGATCAGAAAACTCAGGAAGCCCTGGGACTTGGATTCTGCGCCACCTCCCCCGGGTAGATAATAACATAGGAGAAAAATAATGACCGCTAAATGGAATTACCTGCGATCCCCAACCGGTAATACGGAGGAGGATGCCGCCTTGCGCAGCGGTGGAGATCGTGAGAACTGGACGCCAGCGAATGAAGCTAGACAAAGACTAGAAGAGAACCCACTCTTTACGCCTCCTGATGGTAGTACTAATCTTAAACAATCAGGCCAAGCAGTTTCGTTTTATCACGAGAGCAGCGGAAATTTTGTACGATTTAAGGCCTTTATTATGGCTTTTAATGAGTCGTTTATGAGTGATTGGTCGTCTGAAGCAGTATATGGGCGAATGGATCCCATTATGATGTTTAAGAACACCACAAGAAAAGTTACACTGGCTTTTAAGATACCGGCATTTTCTGCTGAAGATGCAATGGATAATCTAGCTGATGTTCAAAAATTAATTAGTTTTTTATATCCAAATTATGAAGATCAGTTTCTCAGCCCTGAAAATTTAGGAGCCCCCTATGCACAAAATATTTCAAATTCGCCATTAGTACGGTTGCGAGTAGTTAATTTTCTTTCGAAGGCGGCAGGCATGAATAAAGACCAAGCCCACGCTAGGCAAGGAACTTTAGGTGCTATTAGTAATCTTGTTGTAAACTATAACTTAGACGCGGCCGAAGGAGTAATAGAAGACAAAGACCTGGGGATCCTCCCCAGATTGATTGATGTTAATATGGACTTTTCAGTGCTTCATGAAAGGCCTCTTGGTTGGAATAGTAATGATGAGTTCATGGCACCATCATGGCCGTATAATATGACTGACGCCGGCGCCGGCATCGCTGAAAAACGTTCGAACGCTGCAGCAGCCACCGCCTACGAGGCAGCAATACTGAACGAGGTAGAAGAAGAATGGGCCCAGGATGAGCAGCTGCCTGAGTCAGCCCAGGACGCCCCCGGGGACGGCGCCGCGGCCGCAGAAGCCATCAATGACGCCGATCAACCCGGCAGCGCGCGCCCATCGGACGCAATTGTCAGTCTGGCCGAGGCAGCGGCCGGCGGCGGTGGGCTGGCTGAACCAGGGCCATACGTAAACATCGTAGATGCTCCCGAACTTAGTCGTGGGCAACTCCGTCGCCAAGCCCGACAATCGAGACGGATCCGCAAATCCGTCGCGGAAGAGCGTGGAACCCGCGTGGGAACAGAAGGGGTTACTTCCCAACGGCAATATGACTACTCCGGCGGCCCCGGCCTCGAACCCGTATAGAGAATAATTATGAGCACAAGATATACAAAAACGCGCACATTAGGTAATGATAGTGAATATTATGAGCCTCTTCGAAAGTCACGAAAGGTCAAGAAAATAATACATTATGAAACCCCTGTCCTTCACCACCCAACACCCGCACAACGCCAGAGCGTGCGGTCTACAGCGCATATTTGGAAGTACGGAGACAGACTATATAATTTATCTTATCAATATTACGGAGATTCTTCATATTGGTGGGCGATTGCATGGTACAATGGATACCCCACTGAGGCACACATATATACTGGCGCCACTATTTTTATTCCCTTAGTCCTCGAAAATTTATTGAGCGCGCTAAACATATAGAAAAAAATTATGGCCAAGACTGAATTAATACAAGCATTGACAAGAATAGCCGAGGGCACATCTGCCCCCATAACTCTGACCCTTGATGCAGAGATAATAGCTGCAGGCCTTGGTTCAGATGGCCGCGGCGGATTCGGCATTGGCACCGCCCTAGATGACAATAATCCAGCACAAAAATTGTGGATCCACTATTATCGATTTTTAAAAGCTTTTGGAGCCGCCCTTGAAGAACGCCATAAAAGGGGAACTAGCGCGGCCGCCGAGCAAGGCTCCGAAGATACTCCTATTCGGAATTCAGGATGGAAACAGCTGTGGATGGAGTGCTATAAAGGCGGCGGTGTCCCGAAATCTCCATACAAAGAATCATTTGCAAAGCAGATTAGCGATTCAAAAGGCGCCCTTCCTTCTTATGCTGCTTACGTGGCCCGGATCTGCTCACAGCAATACGATTCAGTTGGCCTCACAGGCCGCGACGAGGTGCCCAATAGAAAACAACAACTTTTTGGCACTGATGTGCGCCAAGCTCGCTTTCTGGACAACGCTTCTGTGAACGACATGGCATATAAGCCCGTCTCTGACCGGTCCAGATGGGAGAACGAAGGCGGGCCTATGTGGACAGCTAATGGATTTATGGACGCCCTAAAGCTAACTTTAGATTTAGCCGACGCTAAGTCTGACGCTTTTATAAAATCATTTTATGGAGATAATAGGCCCGGCGATCAAGGTGTCATGATCCCGGTGGATTATTATGCGCTCCCCTCAACCGCGATAGGCATGCCGGGCCCCGGAAGAGTACCCATCTCCCGACATGCTGGAAAAACAGCATATCAGCTTGCCGATGAAATGTATCAAAAGATGATTGCATTTATGGCAAATTACATTTTGGTAAGTTGTCACGATACAGATATGCACAGAGGTGATCTCTCGCGCATCGCGGAGCGGGCTGATGAAATCAGAGCGGCGCAAGCTCAGGCAAGTAGAGACGCTGAAGCTTTGACTGCGTTGGTAGTAGGCGAATATCAAACAGCACCCTATCGAGAGCAATGCTATCTTCTTTCGCGCATATTTGAATTAACAGACTATAAAAGAGCAAATATCGATGGTACGATTGGGAAACGTCTTC